GCATTAGTTCCTACTATTGAACCACTGATAGAATCTACTCTCCATTCTTTAAAAACATACCCAGTATCTGGATTAGCTTGAAAACTAGCTGAGTCGTAAAAAGTACCTGAGGTATGAATATCGTGTAGAAAAGCTTTTTGACTATTAGAAGGACCTCCTATAATTTGCTGTCCTGTTCCAGATGCAGAAGGATATAACATTTCTACATTTCCGGAACCACTTGAGTACGCATTATAATGGAATGCAATCTTACCTCTAAAATAATCCATATCAATAGGATCTGTTTTAGCAGGATCTACATGCCCATGTATACCTTGAAGATCATTCTCTAAAAGGAAATCGTTTAAATGGTCATCTACATTGATACCACTACTGGTATTTGGAAATACGTACTTCGGCATTAATTAATGTTTATTATAAATAGGTTCATAATATCTAATGCAATACACCTTTATCTGTAATAATCATATCTAAACCTGTTTCATTTCTAACTTTTAAAGCTGTGCTATAGCGATTTAAAATAGGTTCACCCATTCTATTGAATGAAGTATTAATTATTACTGGTACTAAACCTTGATTATCCATCTCAGTTAGTATATCATAAATATATGAATTTTGTTCTCTAGTTACTGTTTGTAATCTAGCAGTACCATCGTTATGTATTATATCCTCAATTTCTTCTATTTTATTAATAACTTCAGCATTATGGGTCATCCATCTAGTATGTTTACCAAATTTAAACCATTTATCTGCATCTTCTAATCTACATATAGGAGCAAATGGTCTGAAAGGTTCTCTATGTTTAACCTCTTTATTTAGTTTAGCTTTCATACCTTTTTTGGGTAAGCAAATAATACTTCTATTTCCTAAAGCTCTTGCTCCCATTTCTAACCTACCTCTAATGATTCCTATAATTTTTTCATCTTTAAGAGCTTTAACTACTTCTTTTATAGTAATTTTAGAATACTTAGGATGTTTATCATAAGGTAAAGAACCTAAATAAGTACTATCTAAAACTCTATCTGGTTGTATAATAGATAAAACACAACCTAAAGCTAAACCTCTGTCATCAGGATTAGGAGATACAAAAGCATTATATCTTCTATTATTAATAATATTCATTGCTCCACCTCCACTAAAGTGTAATTCATAATCTTTATATTCTTCAATATAAGGTTTAACTATTTCATCAAATAAATCTTCGAATACTTTTTGATTATTATAAGCTAAATTATATGATTCTCTTTTGTTAAATTTTCTATCAGGACCGATTTCAAAAATTTTCTGGAAGTTCACATGAGCTTCATTAATATTATCGTTAGTTTGTTTTAAATAAACTTTCTTTATTTTATTATAATAATCTTCATCGTACTTACCGTACGCAGATAATCCCATAATTTTACCTGCATGAGTTAAATTACCTTTAGGAAGATCTTTTTCGTGTTTGATCGCACTTAAATAATGAGCTACTGCTGAATAAGGTACTCCTAAATCTTGATTAGATCTATGTAAGTGAGTTAAATTTTTATCTTCAACTTTATAAATATTAAAATGACCATTGTCAGAACCTCCATCAAAACTTATATTCAAAGTTTTTTTAGCAGGTGACTGGTGATAGCTATTCCATACATGAGCTTCATGATGTAAAATGTGTTTATATTCGAATGCAGGTAAACTTTCTATAACATTATTAGGTACACTTTGATATGCTATATTATCGTATTTGTAAGCTCCATACTTTGTTTTAAAATATTCTAATATCTCTTTTATTTTATCTATTGGTTCCCCATTAGGATAATAAAACCATAAAGCAGCATTCTTTTGCTCTATCCATTTTTCTAATTCTACTACTTCTAATACTTCACCTTTATAGGATATAGCTAATGCAGCGTTATGAGATCCGTGAATACCTAAATTGAAATAAGAACGTTCATATGTCCAATGGTCTGACCAGGTTTTATCCCAGCTATAATCTTCTACTTCCCAAGGAAATCTTTCGTAAGTAAGTTTAGGTCTATTAAAATTAGTTCCTTCTCTATGAAAATCTTTTAAATTATTTTGACCTCTTAATATATTAATATAATCTGAAAATGTAGATAAGAAACTACCTAAAAATATATCTGCTTTTGAACAAACTATTTGATCTACTAATAAAGCACAAATATCTTCACTAACATTAGGATGAGTATCTTTAATAAGATGAGCCATATAAGGATAAAAATCACCTGCAAAATAATAAGTATAGCCAGCTTGTTTTAAAAATTGAAATATTTCTCTTCTACTTTCATCTGTAGCTATAAATAAAGGTTTATCTTTTGGTATTCTATCTTCTATATCTTTAAGTAGATTAGTAAATTGATTTTCTGATTCATGTTTACGTACATTTAAAAAATCATTTCTTCTAATATGAATAGCATTAAAATCATTATTTAAATGGTTACATACTTTATCTGCAATATCAAAGAATTCTTTTCTATATTGAATACCTTTATTTACTTTTTCTTTTATTCTATTTCTTTCAATAGGTCCATTTCCATAAACATGATAATTAAAATGACCGAATAAGTTTCTTGGAAAGTAGAGATATTTTTTATCTGAGTTTACATTTATTAATACATCTCTTTTTTGTTTAAATAAATTAAAATCTTCTTCGTCGTCTATATCATTGTATATAACACAATTTTGATCTACAGGTCCTCTTTGTGCTTTTAATCTTTCTAACTTATCTCCAAATAAAATTACCTCTACATCATCTCTTTTATGCACGCCCCATAAATGATCTTTCTTATTATCATATTGAGTTACTTCAGTACCATCATAATCAATACATTTAAACGTAGAAGTATATTTTTCATAGTCTAATAAAGAGAACATATCAATCCAAGACTCTTTATCTTGCCATTGAGATAAAAATAAACAGTAAATTCTTTCAGGAAGTATAATAGTTCTACCGGTAATCTCAGATATAGCACCGATAAGTTCATAGGTCATTCTTATATTAGAAAAACCGCCCCACCAAGGTTCAAAAATTATATATTTATCCTTCGTTGCCTTCATATGTCCAGTCAGCTAATTTATAATGGACATAAAAGTTTCTAAACCAATTACCTTTAAAGGGTTCATCTCTACCATGAGAGCATTTTGCTGATTCGTAAAGAATTATGTCGCCAATTTCAGCATATACTTTATGCCAATTTCCTTCAGGATCTTGTACTTCTAGTGCCCAATCATTTTCTACTCCTTTTGTTTGTGTACAACCGCAATCTAAATCTTTATCTACTATTACTATAGCTGAGATGTGGTGTGTTGCTATTCTATCTGTATGTTGAATTAAAGTAGCGCCTTTATTATAAGAACGTATTCCATATACAAAAGATTTTTCTAACTTCTCTCCACTCCATTCTTCGTGTAAAGGTTTTAACTCATCATGAATAATATCTCTAATTGTAGGAATATTTTCTAAACTAAAAAAGTCACTAGTATTACCTTCACCAACTATAATACCATCTTTACCTGGAAAGTTTTCTTCATGTTTAACGTTACTATTTTTAAGTAAGTTATAACTCTCTCTAATCATATTCCAAGCTTTATCTGGACATTTAACTACTTTGAATCCTTCTTTAGTAAAATAAGGTAAATCTTCTTTTGTAGTAAATTTATTTTTACGAGACTCTAAAAATAATCTTCCATCTTCAGCTCCTTGATGTTCTTTTTCTCTCCACCAAGAAGTAACAATATACTTTGTCCCTTTAGTAACTTCTTGTCCTTCATGTAAAGCTTCTTGAATCAAATTACCATTAGGGTACATATTTTCCCATACGATAGCCATTCCCTTTTTACCTGTAAACTTCATGTTTAACGTAGGAAAATTAGTCGCTCCCCCTTCGAATTCATCATTTAGATAAATCATTAAGGTATGAGTTCTATTACCAGAAGCTAAACAATTACTCTGATATGATTTACCTGAAAAGAAATCTGTATGAGGCTTAAAATATTGACCAGGTTCGTACCTTTGACCTTGTAACCCTTCTCCTTTTTTAATATTTTCTATTTGTAATTCATCTGCTATTCTCTGTTTTAAATTAGGAACTATATTATCAGATAAATTACTTGTCATGGAGTTTCTAGATCCATACTCCAAACCTCCACTAGCTAAATCATCATTAGATACTCTTGAAGGTGCATTGTGCTCATCGATATGAGCGATAATTTTGTCGCATTCCTCGTCTGTAAGGAAATTTTCTATACTATATAATTTCATTTTTAACCGTCACAACTTAAACATTCATCAGAAGTTCTAGAACCTATATCTCCATTTATAACTGAATCAGTTCTTAAATAATAAAGAGTCTTGATTCCTAACTTCCAAGCTGATTGATGTACTAAATTAATAAATTTAGGACTATCTGTAGGATCAAATGCTAAATTTAATGATTGCGCTTGATCAACATATTGCTGTCTTATAGCAGCTTGTTCTACTAAACCTAATTGATTGATTTCTGCAAAGGTATAAAAGATTTCTTTATCTTCTGCAGGCATAATCTCAGTAGGTAAATTCATTATAGAACCTCTATCTTTTAAAATTTGATCCCATACCTCATCGGTATTATGTCCTCTTTTTAATAAATAGTTCTCTAATGCTTTATTTCTTCTAATAAAAGTGCCTTTAGCAGAATTAAAAGTATATACATTTGCTGGTATTGGTTCTATACCTGCTGATACACTTCCTGCTATTGTACTATTAGAAACAGTTGGAGCAATTGCAAGTAAGTGAGTATTTCTCATTCCTGTACCTCTACACCAACCTGGTTCTCCATATTCCTCTGCTAATTTTCTAGATGCTGCTTCTGCTTGACTTTTAATCTGACTAAAAATAGTATTAGTCCACGAAGTTGCAGCTACTGAAACAAAAGGTATTTCTTTCTGCTGTAAGAAAGTATGCCATCCTAATACTCCTAATCCTAATGCTCTACCTTTTTTAGCACTTCTATGAGATCTAACTAATGATTCTCTACCAGAAGTTTTAGCTAAAAATTCTTCTAATACTCCATCTAAGAAATAAATACCAGTTTCTACTAAGTCAGTATTTTTCCATTCATCGTATTTAGCTAAATTTACAGAAGATAAACAACAAACAAAACTATGCTCTTCATCAGTAAATAAAGTAATTTCTGAGCATATATTAGTCATTGTAACATCTAAATTATTCTTAAGATAGGCTGGAGGATTATTTTTATTTACATTATCCTTATACATAATATAAGGTTCTCCTGTTTCCATTCTAGATTTAAGAATCTCAATCCATAATTCCATAGCTTCAGGCTCTCTTCTTTCTAATCTTTCCATGAAAGAATCATCTACTACAACGCATTGATGTAAGTTAAGACATTGTCTATTTGGATCTCCTTTAGGTCTTCTTATTTGAAGATATTCTTTTATATCTGGATGATTTATATCTAAGTTAACAGAAGCTGCTCCTCTTCTTACTGCTCCTTGATTAGTAGCAATAATAGTAGAATCATAAATTTTAGCCCATGGCACTACTCCTTCTGATTGACCAGTAGAACCATCTT